GCGGATAACCTTTTCCTCGGTGTAGAACTGCTCGGCCAGGCTCAAATTGTTTTCACCCTGTATCTGCACGGCCAAGCGCAGGTTGTCGAATGGCTCCGTCGTAACTACGGATCCCTGCAACTGGCGCGCCTTGATGGCTTCGCCAGATACGGCATTGGTCGCGCGGCCCATGTTCTCCTGAGCCACACCGGCAGACTTCTGGATGGCCTGGGCATCCATGGTCATCATCTGGAGTTGGCCCGTGGCAGCGTCGGTGTCACGGCGGATCACCAGTTCCTTGCCAGCCTTCTTGATGATCACGCCATCTGGGCGGTCTACCTCATCGCGCAATGTGTCCCAATCGTCCACCGCGCCCTCGTCAGCCACGATCTGATTGGTATTGAGCATGAACAGAGCCTTGCTGGCGCGCTTGTTCAAATCCTGCTGCACGTCGCGCACGCGGCGAATGACACCGTATGGAAGGCGGTCGCGGCTTCGGCGGTAGCACCAGATGGGCGTCAAGCTGAAACGGTTATGCCGGTAGATTGAAACGCCATTGGCGATCAGATCACCCTCGGTCATGATGGCGGTATGCACCCGCATGATCACCTTGTCCACGATGGACCCGCCAACCTGCTGCAGGGCGTTGTGCAGCGGCGTATCACCCTCGTGCACAACGGTTCCCTTGAGCGGGCCACTAGTCACGACCTTTGAGATAACCGGCATGCGGTACTGCGCTTCAATCAGCTTGACCTGGCGGCGCTTGGTATTGATCGAAACACCAGTGCCTGAGGCGTATAGCTGGCCGGTCTGGCGTGACTGGAGCGTGTTCTGGTTCTGCCAGTTTTCCTCTTCCCATGAAATGTCACGGTTGTGGTTGGTCTTCTCCACCGCCTTGCGGATCTGATCTGCCCGATTGGGGTACATCGCAACAGCAATATCCTCATCCACCCAGCGCCAGCGGAACAGGAATCGTGCGTCCGATAAGTCCAGTTCATCGGCAGCTGAGTCGTACAACACCCTGCGCCAGTCTTCGTACTTGTCGTAGAGCGCATCCTTGGTGGGGTCATCGCGCGCACCACTATCGACCCATCCAATACCGGCCTTTACGGAATCAGCAAATGCCCTGGATCGCCCGAAGGCAGCGCGATTCACGTCCGCCATGTACTTCAAAACCTTTGTCTTGATGTCGGCCGACTTGACGTCATCCTCGGTGCGTGGCAGTACCTTCCAATCGACGCGCGCCCGGCGCTCAGTACCGATGATCCAGTCCACCATGGGCGCAACCTCGTTGTACACGAGGGGCATCTGTCCACGGTCGCGCAGATCCTGGGCGTCTTGCGGGTCCCACTGCAAGTTGTCATAGAAATCGGCGTCCATCGCCATTTCCATACGGTTCACCGATTGCTTTTCGCGCTCCATGAAGAACCAGGACAGCAGCTTCGAGTGCAGATTGCGCGACTCTTCACTGTTGAGGTCTTCGGGGCCCGGCTCTGCCTTGTCCTGGCCCAGTTGTGCAATCGTTTCCTCCTGGCGCCTGAAATAGTCGTCACCTGGCGCGCGCCCGCGTACCGGCGTCACGTCATCAAACATATTCCTGCCCCTCGTCTTCCAGGCGAATGGAGTCAGTGGCGATCACCTTACCGGCCTCGCGCATCACCATGGTTCCAAAGTCCTGTTTCAGATAGGTGATTGGTGGCGCCGACGGCATGCGCAGCAAGTCGGGAATGAAATCGTTGACCAATGCAATGATCTTGGTCTGGTTCATTGGGGATGGCTCCAGCCCCAAGACCTCACAGGCCTTTTTAGACTTGATCGCGCAGTTGGCAATGTTGGCTGGCTCGTCATCGCGCCAGAAGTGGGCGGCGGGCTCTTCAATCACGTACCAGGGTGCACCCTTGCGGATGTGTGGAATCAGAAAGAGTGCGCGAACATCATTGATCCATGACAGCACGACAACCAGGTCGCCGCGATAGTGTGATGCATGCGCCTTGCGCAAATCGAGAGTAACGCCCATAGCCCGCTCCAAAGTTCTGGGGGACTTTCGCATGCTTGCCACGGGAAGACGGGCGTAAAAAAACCCGCGCTTGGCGGGTTTCTCAGGGTCAATTAGGCGCTAAATGCTTGGGCACATTCGCCACGCACCGGTAATAACTGGGCGCGCTCGCTTCTCAATGCGTGCCTTGAATGCCTTGGCTTGGGCAAATGGCACGGCTTCTGGTTTACCAGCATCGGGAGTGGCCAGGACCATGAAGCCATCCACAAGCAGGTTCTTGAAGGCCCGACAACTGGTGTAGACCGTATCGGCCACCACTTTAAGTTTGGTTACGACGGAAGTGGCGACGGCGAGGGCCAGACCGGCAACGGCTGCAAGCAGTACGAGGGTACGAGAACTTTTCATAGTGTTGGTTCCTTTGATATTGCCGTGGCTGGCGGCGATGAGCCAAACCCTTGATGGGAGGCTTCAATCTGCCATGCTTGGCACGTCATACCGAAATCTGGTCTAGTACCTCTTTGCCGTACTTACTTGCAACAAAGGCGCGCATGGCTGCGATCAATGGCGTTGACCCGCGCGCTTCATGGGTCGCCGCAGGTCCGTCCCCTTTCTCCCAATAGGCGTCAACCATGGCCAGCCATACGCCTTCTTCATTGGACACCGTGATCACGCTGATTTTGTTTTGGTCAATGATGGGATAGGCTTGCGCTGGGTTGGTAGACGGACTCCACGCCACATCCAAACCCGTTTTAAGACTACACAGAGTGATGGTAGTTGCGTTCTCGCCCCATAGTCGGAACTCGTAGCCGGGTATGTTGTAAATCGCCTTTGCCACCCAGTAATCCAGCTGTTCGCCTGAAAGTTCTTCTATTTTCATGATGTGTTTATACCGCCATAGGCGATCCCCGCCGCTTAAACGTATTCTCCCGCTTGATCCCCATCCCAGGCCGCATTGCATCCTCAGCCACAATAGCCAACAGCCCAAAAGCATCCGACCCGTGGCTGGCCCAGTCATGTTCAGGCCCCAGGCCAATGTCGCGCTCTTCGTCCCACTTCTCGTGATACCAGCCCAATGCCTCGACGCCGGCCGATGTTGGTTCCTCGTTGATCCAGCACGATGGGAACATGCGCCGGGCAGCATTCACCCGCGCCATGGCCGCGCCGCGCCCCTGATTCGGGATCACCGTCACCGTGTAGCCTGCAGCCTCAAACGCTGACTGGTAGCTCACGGCAAACACCTTGTCGTGTGTCGCGCCATCATGCGGCAGGAAAATCTCAGTCTTCTTTTCCTCGTAGCCGTTCTCACGCATCCAGTTCAGGTGGTAGCCGATTTCTTGTCCGACCGCCTCGTAGTAGTTCAGCACCCGCACCTCGCGGCCAATGAACTGTGAGCCCCACATGGTGAAGGCATCGGCATTGACGCCGGTACCGCCAATGTCCACGAACAGCCGCAGCTTCATGTTCGGGTCGCGCGCCACGCGCCCAATGCGCCCTTCCAGCTTCGCCGCGGCTAATTGCTTGGTGAAGTAAGCGCCCTTGATAGCCGTGGCGTATGCGCCCTCCCAGATGTGGGAATAGCCGTCCGGATCTGTTTCTTGCCACCGCAAGCGCTGGCGCTCCAGGATGGCCGGAAACCACGGATTGTCCCGCCAGTTGCACTCCGTGACTTTGATTCGTGGGTCTTTGGTCTGGCGAAAGCGCTTGTCGGTCGCACTGCTCTTGCGCGCCGGGTTCCACGTTACCCACAGTTCGCTGTCTTCCTGGCGCAGCGTGGGTATCACTACATCCCAGGCCTTGTCGGTGATGGGCTCAGCCTCATCCGCCCACAGCAGCAGGATCTTAGCCTTGGACTTGATCGACTTGATCGTCTTCTTGTCCATGCCGCTGAACTTGTAGGCAATGCGCCTGCTCTTGGTGCGGATGAACTTCTCGCCAATCTCAAAGTGCGGCGCCAGTAGCTCGGGCTCGGACTCGATGGCCGACTTCACCTCTGCCAGGCTGGAGTCGTCAATGGAATTCAGGAATTCCCGGCCGCAAACGATGACGCCTTCACGCCCGGCCTGGTCCCACATCAGGGCCCGAATCGCCGTCATCTTGGCGAAGGTCATCGTCTTGGCAGATCCACGACCGCCATAGGCCCCGCGCACGTCAGCCTCACCGGTGAAGATGTCCACCAGCTTGTCGGGCATTCTGACTTGTGCTGTGGTCACTCTCGGGCCTTGGGCTTCACGCCCACCAGTTCAATCCGTGTGAAGACGGTCGGCTTTTGCTGCTCGTTGTCTTTCTCGAACACGCCGTTGATCTTGCCAACCAGTTCAATGGCCTTTATCCGCGCGCTGTGGCTGGAAAACTCGCTGAAATCGTCAGCCTCTTCTTTGAGCCTTCGGCGCACCCATTCAGCATCCGTCTCGGTCTTTTCGGCTATCTTTGTCTGGGCGGCATCGACGGCAGCGCGAATGTCAACATTTCTCAACAAGCGTTCTGCTTGGGAAGCGGCAGTCTTTGCGCTGTAACCGGCGCGAATTGCGGCCTGTGTTCCGTTGTGATCTACCAGGTACTCGCGCACGAATGCCGCTTGCTTAGGCGTGAGCTCATCGGGTTTAGCCATGATCTTTATCGCCCAGGGCTAAAACGGCCAAACGCACCAAGTCTCTGCATAGCTGTTGCCTGGCATCGTAAAGTGAAAACTCTCTCGAAAGCTGCTTTTTCGTGCGAATGGACGCATTGCAAGCACTCCGGTTGATGAGAAGAATCACATCCCACTTGACGCAGGAGAAATTGCATTCGCTCTCCAGTAGAACAAGTTCGCTCAAAGCGTCCGAATGATCCAATCCAGTCTTTTCGTTAGCCTCACGAAGCGCCATGACTTTAGCCATGGCCGCATACCTCCGCATTGCGAGGCCGTCACCAATACCGATCACGACCGAATCTCCCGCACCCAAATGCCGTGCACATGCAGCATCAGCTTCTTTTTCATGATCCATTCCGCAGTGGTAGCGCCCTTTGGATCCTCGACCACAAAGGCCCCGGACTTGTCCAGGTAGGTGAAATCCGCCACGTAGTTGACCGGGCGCAAGCTGGTGCCGTCCGGTGACTTCTGCGCTGGCACGAGCTCAAAGGCGACTTGCCGACGCAACTGCGTGATTTCTTTGGCCTGCTGGAGCACGACCAATTGCAGCCAGCGCCGATACTCCGCGCGGCTATCGAACGTCAACCCGTCATCGGTGGTGACTTTCAAATTGCCGTACTTCGACTTGGATTTCTTTTCGGCCCGGGCTGCATAGGCCTGCTCGCGCGATACGCGGCGGGACAAGGGGCTATCCGCAAACTCTTTGGCGGTCATGCGCATCATTGCAGCGCCCCCAAAGCCAAACCCAGCTGCACCTCTTCCCAGCTCAGCGGCGTTTCGTCCGGGGTGGGGCCGCGGACACCGTGGCGGATACCTGGCCAATACAGGGTTCCTGGCCCTTTGCCAGCTCCCGCAAATCCTTTTCCTCGTGCCCCATTGCCATCCAGTCGGCCAGAACGGATCGGCGCCTGGCCTGGCACTCGGAGACTGCAATGGGCAGCGTACCAAGAACCCTGATCAACCGGGCCCCGCAGTGCAGGCACGCCGGGTCGTACATCCGGTAGCCGTTGAATTCCTGAGCTATCACGCAGCATTTGCAACTCCTTTTTTCACGGCCAATGTTTCCATCCATTTGTTTCGATTCGGTGGTGGTTTAAGGGTCGGCGCAGCCCGCACGCGGTCCTTGTAGACGGCCCATGTCTCGGTCAATTCGTCCCATGGCTGCACGCCCTTTGTGGCTGCAAGCGCTTGGACATTCGCCTTGGTATCCGGGTCATTCGCTGGCGTTGCAGCCTGTCCTGTGTGCTCGGATTGCACCCACTTCGCCCAACGTGGAAGGGTTCGCTTCTCAGGCGGGTAGTGGCTCCAGAAGTTGGCCCAAACGTTTTCGGGGTCCAGGTCAGGGCGGGCGTTCAGGACTTTCCTGAATTCATCTGAAATCTGGGGGGGGTGGTCTGAGTTATCCACAGCAGCAGCCGGAGTGCGCTCTCCCCCACTCTCTTTATCTTTATCTCCCTCTTTATCTTTATCTGTCGTGACACTGCGTGACGCATCGTGACTTTGCGTGACCGCCTGTGACTGCTTTTGTTTTTCAGCGAGTTCGCGGGCCTCTTTTTCACGCTGTCTTTGCTCGGCCTTCCTCTGAGCGGGGGACTTGGCGCCCGTTTCTTCGTTTCCGGTGTCCTCGCGTTTGACCTGGCGTTTTTCCCATCCAGACAGATAGCCTTTGTCCAAAAGACGGCCTTCCATGCTGTGGATAACTGCCTGAATTTGGACCTCTGTCACGTCCAAAGCGGACGCCAAATCCTCGGGCGTGACTGTCACGTGACCGCGCGTGACATTTCGTGACCCGTCGACCAGCATGTGCATGTACATGGCGATGACCAATGAAATGGGTTCACCAGACAGGCGCGCGATGGTCCTGAACTTGGGATCTGTCGGCATGTCGTGCCATAGCCGCAGCCATTGAATAGACACTACGCGCTCTCCCCGCTGATTGATGGGCGCATCACTGAAATAGCTCCTTCTGCCCCACCACTGGCACACGCAACAACTTGGCTGTGCGCCCGCTGGCGGTCCTGCCACCGTCAAACTCTTCAAGTTGCCCCTTCGTCACCAGGGAATTGCAGCGACCACACACGGCGCTCTCCTTCCAGTTCAGGCGCTTGGCGATCTGTTCTCGGGTCAGTGCCCCTGTAGAAGGGTGGCGCATCAACGTCATGACTTCCAACTCCCTGGGCTGCAGGTAGTTCACTGCGTCAAACGCTCGGTATGTGGCCAGGGATGTATCAGCGACACGTGTTTTCATGACTTGGACCCTCTATATGCGTACCGCAGGTACCGTGCATTGCGGCCCTCATCGGTGGAACAGTCGATCAATTGCTGGGCTTTCAGGAAGCGCAAACCCCAATCAGCTGCGCGCTTGGTGCAGCCAATGCGCACCATGACCTCGCCGAACGTGAAGTACCGGCCCGGGAACCGCTGTAGCATTTCGTAAATGGCCTTTGCCGTACCGTCCTCGCGCATGACACCAGGCGGGCGTGGGTTGTAGCGGGGTATCTCCAAACGCATACCGCCCGGGCGCGCTGCAAGCTGGTGTGCCATCCAGTCAACGCTCATAGCGAACGCTCCATTTGTGTCGTCTGTGCAGTAGTCCTCTTAGTCATTCCGGTTCGACTCCGGTTGGTACGGATTGATGCCCGCCACACGGCAGATAACAATTGCGACATGAGATTGCTTATCCGACCAGGCCTTCAAAATGTCCCGAATCACTGAGGTGCGAGAAATATCGTGCGCAGAGCAAAACCCGTCCAAGACGGAAAGCTCTGACTTTTCGACTTCCAGGCGAATCTCCGTCTTGGTTCCTGGTGCGCGGCTTAACATCGGGTCGTTTTCGCTCATAGGGGGTATTTCCGTGGTGGATTGGGCTTGGGGTCAGTTCGCACTCGTCGCCTGGGGCGCGGTGTGCTTGTTCTCAGCCGGTGCCCGCGCCAAGGCAATCCCCCTCAACGGGCGCACCGCTTGGGAAATCGCGCAGGCCGCGGTCATCGTGGTTTGCCTGTTTGGGCTATTGACTGAGGGCCGGGGGTGCAGCAACGGCACGACGACTGACTCGGCCTGCCTTGACGGGGACACGGGATGCTGACGCCTTGCATGCAGCGCGGTCCTGCTTTTCAAACCACGCCAGGATGGGCTCGGCTATATCCAGCCGTGGCGACACCTTGCGTAGGTAGATCCGGGATATGGTGGCCTGCGCAACGCCGGTTTCCTTGGCAATGCGCGAGTGCGTACCAGCACTGGCATCCAATCGGCGCAACAGGTATTGGGTAACAGTTTCTTTAGGCATGCCCGAAGAATAACCGATTTTGGTTAGTCCGCAATCCATTTTTGGCAACTTGTGTGTTTTGCGCAGTTGCACACGGATGCAAGTTACCCCAAAACGGTTATTCAAATAACCTCGTTTTATTAACCGTTTATGGAATACTCAGCCGCCATGGAACTCAAAGACATACTGGCGATCAGGTTACGTGCACTGATGGATGCACGCCCTGAGCTTGACACGCAGACCAAGCTACACAAGCGCACTGGCTTGTCACAGTCCACCGTTCAGCGCGTGCTCACCCGCCAAGTACACACCGGCCTCGATGTTCTGGAGTCGTTGGCCAAGGCCTTCAAGGTCGACCCGTTGTCGCTGATTGCTCCTATTAAGGAGGGATCCGATGCGGTCCCAATCGCACCCAGCACTGATGAGTTGACCTTGCTTAAAGAGTGGCGCAAGCTGGACGAGGCAGAAAAGCATACGGTCATAGGCTACATAGGGTTGGTAGTAGCGCGCAAGGCCCCTCCCCCGTCTGAAAATAATTCCCCAATCGGTTTGAATTCAGTTACAACTATTCCCGCCGCGATGGTCGCGGCAGTGCAGAGGGCATCGTCACGGCCCCCCGCAGCTGATCACGTAAAAAATCTAGGGAATAAGAATGTCGAAAAAGAACGGGGGACCATTGCTAGGGGCCGTAAGAAGTCTTAGCTCTGACGTCATCCAGCCGAATCCTCAGCGTGTTGCTGCACTCAAGCAATGGCACATCGACCAGGCAATCTCGGAGTTAAAGCCTGTCGCGATTATCAATATCACGCTCACCGCATGCGGACAAGTCAGCACCAAGGGAATTGGCTTGGAGCCTGAGCATGCGCGGGTCATGCTGCCTGCACTTGAAGAGGCCGCGCTGCAATTGCGCCAGGAAGTCGGGCGACCGGACATCGAAGTAACACCATCCATTGTCCAGAACCATAGTTCTCAACCAGCCCGCCGCAAGCGCGAATTGATCGACGCCAGTGGTTGCCAATGTCAACACTGCAGCGTTCAACTACCGGCATCTGATTTGTATTTAGATCGCCACTGGTCGCATCAATCCCAGTCAGCAAAATTCGTGCTGCTCTGCGGTCCGTGTCAACTCTCAGTGTCTGCAACGCGGTCTATTGAGCCAATCGGACAGCGGCTAAAACTTGTCTAAATTGCACGCTTGGGTTGCATTTCTGCGACCCGTAAAAAATTTCACGCAAATATCCTTTTTCGGTTAATAATATATCCGTATTCGGAATTAACGGAAAGGATTTAAAGATGGTTGATCAGATGTCAGACATCGACGCGGCGCTCTATTTTCAAATGGACGCCCGATACACCTACTCCCAGGTACGCAGAGAACCCAGCGCCGCAATGGCACGCAAGATTCTTGGTATCGGGGTTTAGTCATGCTAAGTCCCCAATTCCTACTCCCCATCCACCACGAACTGGTGATCGACCTTTTTGCCGGTGGTGGTGGTGCCAGTACCGGCATTGAGCAGGCGATCGGTCGCTCTGTTGACATCGCCATCAACCACGACCCGGAAGCCGTGGCCCTGCACCAGGCAAACCACCCGCAAACGCTGCACTTCGTGTCGGACGTGTTCGAGGTGGACCCGCTGGCTGTTGTCGACGGTCGCCCCGTGGGCATGCTCTGGGCATCGCCCGATTGCAAGCACTTCAGCAAGGCCAAGGGCGGCAAGCCGGTCAGCAAGAAAATTCGGGGCTTGGCCTGGGTCGTCATCAAGTGGGCAAAGCTGGTACGGCCGCGCGTCATCTTCTTGGAGAACGTTGAGGAATTCCAGACCTGGGGCCCGCTGGACGCGAACAACATGCCATGCAAGGAGCGCAAGGGCCGCACCTTCAAGCGTTGGAAGTCGTCACTGGAGAACCTTGGCTACACGGTGGACTTCCGCGAGGACCGCGCCAGTGATATGGGAACACCCACTATCCGCAAGCGCCTGTTCCTGGTCGCCCGGTGCGATGGCCTTCCGATCGTGTTCCCGTCGGCTACCCACGGAGCGCCCGATACCCTGCCAGTCAAACAGAAGAAGCTCAAGCCCTTCCGCACCGCCGCCGAGTGCATCCAGTGGGACATCCCTGCGCCCAGTATCTTCGAGCGCACCCGTCCCCTGGCCGAGGCCACCAAACGGCGTATCGCCAAAGGCATCATGCGCTACGTCGTCAACGCGGCAAACCCGTTCATCGTGCCGCTGACCCACCAAGGCGGCGACCGCACCGAGGACATCACCAAGCCATTCAATACCGTAACCGGAGCCAATCGGGGCGAGAAGGCGCTGATTGTTCCGACGCTGGTGCAGACTGGCTATGGTGAACGCGAAGGCCAGGCGCCACGCGCGCTGGACCTACACAAGCCGCTTGGCACCGTAGTGGCGGGCCAGAAGCACGCCTTGGTGACCGCGTTCCTTAACGAGCACGCCAATGCTTCGAGCCAGCGCGTCATGCCGATTGACGAACCGCTGCGCACGCAGATGGCTGAGGTCAAGGGCGGGCACTTTGGGCTGGTTGCGGCTTCGCTTGTGAAGCATTACACCGGCGTGGTCGGCAGTGATATGGAAGACCCGCTTGGCACCGTAACCAGCGTGGACCACCACAGCCTGCTGACAGCACACCTGACCAAGTTTCGGTCTGGCAGCACTGGCAGTGCGATGGATGAACCAATCCATACCGTGACAGCAGGCGGCACACCGGCCCGCGCCAGCACGGGCAATGTGATGGGAATGGTCACAGCAGTGCTGGCCGGTGTCGGTGGCCGAGCCGGACAAAGCCGCCCGCGCGGCCTGGATGAACCCACCGCGACCGCCACCAGCAAGGCAGACGCTGCGCTGATTACCGCCAACCTAGTGCACATGGGCCACGGCGAGGAAGCCAACGGCGCAAAGCACTGGAGCCATGGCGTGCGCGACATCACCGACCCACTGAACACGGTCACGGCGTCAGGCATGCCCGCCGCTTTGGTCACTTCGGTACTGGTCAACACTGCCAACAGCAAGACTACCGGCAGAGGGCCCAACGCCTGGGATGCCGAGACACCGCTGCGCACCGTCACCAGCTCTGGCGGTCAGGCGCTGGTCACCAGCAACCTGATCAAGCTGCGTGGCACCAGCAAGGAAGGCCAGCCAGTCGACGAGCCGTTGCACACCATCAGCGCGCAAGGCACCCATCATGCCGAGGTTCGTGCGTTCCTTGTGAAGTACTACGGCACCGACCAGGACCCGCAACTGGGCGATCCGCTGCACACCGTCACCACAAAAGACCGGTTCGGTCTGGTCACGGTCAAGGGCCAGCAATACCAGATCGTTGACATCGGCCTACGCATGCTCACACCGCGCGAGCTCTACAGGGCCCAAGGATTCCCTGAGAGCTATCAGATCGAGCGTGGCGGCGATGGCCGCGTGCTGACTAAGACCGCACAAGTCCGCATGTGTGGAAATTCGGTTTGCCCACCCATGGCCCGCGCCTATGTCGCGGCCAACTATCAAGAATCACAACGCATCCAGGAGGCTGCATGACAAACCCCAACACCACTACCATGAACACCAAAGACCTGGAGCGCGCCGCCGTCGCCATGGTCCGCGGTGGCCTGCAATTCATCGTCGGCAGCGGAATCATCATTGCCCATGAACTGACGATCTGCGGCGAGCAGAACACGTCCAAACCCGTAGAGCTGCGCACCCTCCACGCCGTCCGCAAGTTTCTGGAGGTCCGGTCGTGAAACCGATTACCCCACTTATCACCGGTCAGATGAACATGAGCAAGAAACTCAGGCAGGCACTGGCCCCTGCACCGGCCAAGCCACACACGCCCGGCCTACTGCAGGTAGCCGTCGAGATATTCGACAACAAGGGCATGCCGGAGACAGCAATCCAAAACCACGACGCCTCCGCAACCGTTGCCGTTGCGTTGGACTTCGGGCCTAACAATCCCGACATGCGCGCGGCCAATGCCCGGAGACTGGTAGCCTGCTGGAACTCGTTTATGGGCTGTGAAACCGAGTTGATCGAAGCGGTTGACGCTCTGGGAACGGCCACCATGCCCTACCGGATGATGCAGCGGTCGCATGCTGACCTGCTGGACGCCCTGGACACGCTGTGCAATGGATTGGCCTGGCACATCGACAACAACCCCACCATGATGAATCAGTCTGACGACGAGGCGCTGACAAACGCGCGGAAAGTGGTCGCCAAGGCCGAGGCCATCGCCAAGGAATACACCCGGAGGCCAGCATGAGCAGCGCACATACATACGGGAGGCTGGAAGCGTTTACGGTCTATGCGCATTCAGAACTGCGGCACGCTGATGGCCTGGTGGCAACGGTCCGGCAATACTCACACAACCTAGCCCGCCGCCTTGCAGTGTGCTGGAATGCCTGCGATGGTATTGCTACCGAAAAGTTGGAAAAAGTAGCCGGCGACCCAGCCCCAGTGTTTGCTTTGCTGATGGAAACGGCAGGCGAGCGCGATGCGCTGCAGGCGCGCGTGCTGGAACTGGAGAGCAGAGTCCAAGAACTGCAGCCAGACACAGGCCAGACCGACCTGGGTATTTCCCCTATTGCCCACCTTCCCGGCCCGTGGTTCCACATCGGCCAGGGCGACATCATCTGTGGCCAGGCGCCCGACACCCACGATGTGGCAACGGTCTATCTGCGCGAGGACGGGACCACGGAAGCAAATGCAGCGCTGATCGCAGCGGCCCCCGACCTATTGAGCGCATTGAAGTACATGCTGCTGGACTATGGCTCCATCAGCGTTGATTGCAGTCTGGTTGATCAGGCAAACGCCGCAATTACCAAAGCCACGACCATCAATAACCGTTAACGGATATTTTGGAGGATTTATGCCCAAAGACACAAGTGCTATCCAGCCCACCGCTCCGGCAAAAGAGTGGCAACTGGTTGAAGATCTGCGGCCTTTCGATTGGCAGGACAAAGTAGTGATCACCGCCTGTGTGACCTGCTGTGTGGTTTGTGCTGCCCTGCTCTGGTTGCCAGTATGAGCGCCGGGAAAATTGAGCAATGGATGCGCACCGTGGCCGTGCGCCTCGTGCTGTTTGCAGTGGCCTGTTTTTTCCTGGGGTATCTGTCATGAACGGAAAGACTGCCAGGCTTATCGTGGCTGCTGTGATTGTGTTGTGGCCGTTCTGGGCTTGGGACTCGCTATGTAAGTTTTGCGGTCGACGCAAGGAGCACAACCATGGGTGAATACGCACACGACTACATGCGCCAAGAAATCAAGCAGGCGCACGATTACGACATCGGCGAGTACGACGAGAACGAGCCAAAGCGCAGCCAAGTAAAACCAGTCTACAAGCGGGTTAAGTGCCCACACTGCGATGCGAAGCCGAAGGAACAAGGGCTTTGGCAGCATGTCCGTGACGTGCACGGGATTAGCAAGGTTGATCAATGTATTAGTCCTAGGGGCAATGTATGAGCCGCCGATTTGGTAGAAACCAACGCCGCCGCGCCCGCGAAGCCCTCCAGGCCTGCACCACGCACAACGTGATGCTGCAACAGGTCGTAGAGAGTTATCGCGACATCATTTCGTCTCAACGCGGAGAGATAGCGGAGCTGCGCGATGTACTGACCCGGGCCAGAGAACTGGCCGGTCATATGTCGATTCTGTTCCCGGCGACTGAAACCATAACAATGCACAGCCAGAGCACCGACGACCAGCCGGTGATGACCTATGCAGATCCAAACAACACGCCCTACATGGTTGTGTCGCCGGCTGATGCAGTGCAGTCCCCGCAACTCTACCTCGTGCAGCTTGAAACCCTGATGACGCAGATTGATCGCGACCCCTTCTCGCGCGCCATGCATGCCCATGTGAAATTCACCGACGGGGTGTGGAAGTACGGTATCTCCCAGGTCGGGTGGGAGGTGATGACCCACCAGCAGCGCGAGCGGTATTTGCGTCGAGAACTGCCCAATCTATTCGTCCAGCACGTAGCCCGCCACAACCTGGGCAGATCAATCCGCTAATTTATTTGCCCTGAAATACCCCCTTTCGGTTTCTTTTTTATCCGTTTTCGGGTATTCTTTTAACAGGTCAGAAATTAATTAGGAGGTCAGGAATGTCAAACGTAGTAATCAAGAGCAAGGTTCTTTTAGTCAAGATTCAAAACGTCTTTGGCGTGCAGAAGATTTACCCAGCGAACGATGTCGCTGAACTCTTCGCAAAGATCGCAGGAACCAAAACACTATCCGGCGCAAATATCACCTACGCAGCCCAACTCGGATACAGCATCCAGCAGGTAGAGGCTTACAGCCTTAGCGAGGCAACAGCGTGAATAAGGAGGTGCAAACCCTCAAAAAGATGGCGCGGGCCGCAGAGCTCGAAGTCATTGAATACGCAGACGGACGCGTTCTGGTCGTAGGTGGCCTAGTGAACGTGCACTGGTGGCCGCTTAGCAAGCGCAAGACCGCCTATGTCGAAGGAGCCCCCAACGGGCGGCGCTTCGCCACTGCACGAAACGTCATCAACCTAGCTAACAAAGGAACCCCATGAACAACCGAATGACAACCCATGACGTGCACATGCGCTACACGGACGCCAAGGGCAACACCCATGAACAACCGAATGACAACCCATGACGTGCACATGCGCTACACGGACGCCAAGGGCAACACCCATGTGCAGGAGCACCGCGTCTGGGACTCTGTTCGCTTTGTCGCCGCTCGCGCCGAAGAATCTAAAAAGCTGAACCAGAAGGAAGCAGACCCAGCTAAGCGCAACTACCGGTCCGAGCAAATCACCGAGGCCCAATACCGCGCCGAGCGCGTGGCAAGCGGTACGGCCCGGGCCACGGCCTAACCCCATCACCAACCACTTGAAAGAAATCATGACAGCTATCACCACCACCGAAAACAATGCCGTCGTCACGATGGGCTTTGGAAGCCTGCAGTCCTTTGAGTTCATGCAGCGCACCGCCAAGATGTTCAGCCACTCCAGCATGGTCCCGGTCGCTTACCGCGCCCAAGTGACAAAGGGCTATGGCAATGACGTGACAACCGAAGACAACCCTTCGGCACTGCCCAATTGCATCATCGCCCTGAATATGGCTACCCGCATGAATGCGGACCCACTGATGATCATGCAGAACCTCCATGTCATCGAGGGTCGCCCAAGCTGGTCCAGCCAGTTCATCATCGCCGCGATCAATTCGTGCGGTCGCTACTCCCCTTTGCGCTTTGACATCACGGCAGGCGAAGAAATCGACGCCAGCTACACGACCTTTGAGTGGGTGGATCGCAAGAAGGTTGCCAAGACCACGAAGACCCGTGTGCGCAATGCGACGTGCGTTGCCTGGGCCGTGGAGCTTGCCACGAACACCCGCCTGGAGTCGCCAAAGGTCACGATGGAAATGGCCGTGAATGAAGGCTGGTATGGCAAGAACGGCAGCAAGTGGCAATCCATGCCTGACCTGATGCTGCGCTACCGCTCAGCCGCGTTCTTTGGCCGCATCTACGCGCCTGAGTTGTTGATGGGCCTGCCAGCCGCAGAGGAAGTGCCAGACATGATCAATCTGGAGCAGCAAGCGGATGGTTCATATGCCGAGACAAGTGCGCCAGTTGCACCAGCAGCGCCAGCCGCCCCAATGTCCAAGTCAGAAGCCAAGGCCGCAGCAGCAGCAACCACCACACCACCGGCCAATGTAGAGGATGCGGCCATCAAGACCGACGCCCCAGCGGATCAGCCAAAAGCGACCGCAGCCAGCAAGGCCGACCCAGCGACTGGCGAGATTCCCGCCATCAGCGCCAACCAGGTTAAGTACCTGCAAACCAAGATCAAGGCGATTGAATTGCCAGAGTCGGCAGTCGAGGCCTTGCTGATGCGCATTGGCGCGGCATCGCTGGAGGCTCTGACCGTTGAGCAATTCGACACCATGAAGGCCGAACTGTTGGCCATGGGTGCCTGAGCATGGCAGTCCTCCAGTTCGACCCGGGACTGCACGCCTATACGTTTGAGGGTGTACGGGTGCCCAGCGTCACCCAGGTTCTCAAGCCGCTGTATTCCTTCGAGGGGATACCCGTCTCGGTGCTGAACGCCAAGGCTGCGCTGGGAACCGCCGTGCACCGGGCATGCGAACTGTTGGACATGGACGACCTGGACGAGGAGTCCGACGCCGGCCGCGCCGGGCTTGTGCCAATCGCCGGTTACCTCGCTGGATACAAGCGCTTCAAGGCCGACAAGAAAGTCAAGATCCTCGCCAACGAGCAGCGCCTGTTTCACCCGGTTCACCGCTACGCCGGGACCATAGACCGCAGCTACGCCATGGAAGGCCATGTCTGGGATGTTGACCTGAAAAGCACCGTCTCTATGTCGCCCCTCGTCGGCGTGCAAACAGCGGCCTACACCGAAATGTTCCGTGCCAACGGGCGCACCACACCCGCCCGCCGTGGTGCCTTGCAGTTGTTCCCAGACGGGACCTACAAGCTGCACGAATTTGCAGACCCGGGTGATTTCTCAGTTTTTCTTTCCCTTTTGACCATTCAACGATTCAAGGAGCGCCACTCGCTATGAACACCGAAACCGCAACCCTCGTAGCACCAAGCGTGCTAACCGAAGTCAAAGCCCTGGCCGTGCCAGATATGACCATGGTGAACCGCAGCGCGGATGCCGCATTGCGCATGGCCAATTCCTTCGCCATCGCCACTGATGACGACTACAAGCTGGCCGGCGAAGAGTTGCAGTCGGTGAAAGGTCGCTTGAAGAGGCTGGAAGAACAGCGGACCAGCATCACCGGCCCCATGAACAAGGCCTTGGACGCCATCAATGCCCTGTTCAAAGGGCCGAAGGTTGCGCTGGAAGCCGCAGAAGCGGCTATTAAGAACTCGATGCTGGCCTACCACCAGGAGCAGGAGCGCAAAGCAGCGGAGGCCCGCCGCATTGCCGAGCAGGCAGCGGAGGCCGAGCGCCAACGTATCGCGGAAGAAGCCCGCCAGGTGGAGCAAGCCGCCGCCGCCGAGCGCAAGCGCATCGCCGATGAAGCCGCCGCCGTCGCAGCCGCCGCCCGCGCCGAGCAGGACCGCCTGGCCCAGGAAGCCGCCGCCGCAGCCGCCGCAGGTAACCAGGCCGCAGCCGAAGAAGCAAACCGCGCCGCCGAGGCATCGCGCCAGCAGGCTGAACTTGAAGCCCAGCAGGCCGCACAGCGTGACCAGGAAGCCCAGACGCGCGCCCACGAGTCAGCCGCAGCCCTGCGCACACAGTTGGCGGTTACCAGCGCACCAGTGACCCACATCGATACCGCAAAGGCCAAGGGCACCAGCGTGAAGGTCACGGTTGACTACGAAGTCACCAGCAAGCTGGCGCTGGTTCAGCACATTGCCAAACACCCAGAACTGATCGACCTCGTGATGGAAGACAGCGTGAAGCTGCGCGCCTATGTGCGCGGCCTGGGTCTCAATACCAACCTGCCCGGCGTGCGCGTGTTCAACAAGCATGGCATGTCGGCCAAGGCGGCGTAACCCGTTTTCAACCACCGACCACTAACCAGGAGCTCACCATGACCACACCCAAACGCCCCCATATCACCCTGCACGAGGTGAAGTCCTCGCAAGTTAAGAGCGTGGGCTTTGACCACGGCACCAACACCCTGGCCGTGCAATTTGCACGCGGTACCGGCGCGATTTACCACTACCCCAATGTGACGAAGGACCAGTACGAGGCCTTTATCAATGCTGATTCCATTGGCGTGCACTTCGGTAAGCACATCAAGGCTTTGCCGTTCACGAAGTACCACGTCGAAAAGGCACCGGAACACCACCCTGTTTAAGGATTTTCCCAATGAAATCATTCAATCAACTGCTGGTAGACCTGAACGACGGCTCCACACTCGCGGGCCTGACTGGTGACCTTGCAGAGCTGCTGCAGGCCGTGCAGAACACCGGACGCACTGGCAGCATGACGCTCAAAATCAAGATTGCATCAGCCAGCAAAGGCGGTTCTGAGGTGGACAAGATCACCATCATGGCTGACAGAAAGCTGGAACTTCCCAAGCCCGAACAACCGCAAGACTTCTTCTGGCTCACCGATAGCGCGGAGCCAACCCGTCATCACCCACGCCAGCACAACTTGGATCTGCGCGATGCGCAGGACCTTCGCGGGGGTATGCGCCAAACGCAGGCAACAGGAACCCAAGACGCAACCGGGCACATCGTCAATGCCCTCACCACCACCGACGCTGATGGCGTTATCTCTTTCAAGGAAGTCAAGTAATGGAACAACCAACAAACACCATGGGCAAGGGTGCAATGGGCGAAGTGCTGCAAATCAGCGGCGTGATGGCCGCTCTGGCAGCTTCCGCCACTGCAGTGCACGAACACGGCGACTACTGCCATGCCATCGTTCCCCAGGGCTACAAGCTGGAAGACATTTCCAAAGCCGTGGAGAAAATGCAGGAGTGCCCACGGCGCAAGAGCGGCACCGTGCAGCTCAAAGACCTTGACAGCCTAATGCTGTACTGCGAAGACCAGAAGAATCCAGAAACCAGCGACGGCGCTGCATTGGGCTACATCTATGCCGACCCAGACGCCCGCAAGATGACAGCAGTTTTCAATGACCAGCGCCTGGGCCAAGGCTGGCGCGACCACCGTGCCGAGTACAAGGCTGAATACACGCCAGAGTTCGCTAAGTGGATGGAACGAAACAAGCATCAGTTCGAACAGTCTGGGTTTGCAGAATTCATTGAAGACAACATGGCCGACATCACCGCGCCCGCCGCCACGGCGTTGCTGGAAATGGCGACCACCATCCAGGCCAAGACAGACATCAATTTCAGCAGCGCGAAGCGCCTGCAAAACGGTCAGGTGCAGCTGCAATACACCGAGAACATTGATGCACGCGCTGGCGCGAATGGAGCTATGGAAATCCCCAAGGAGTTCACGCTTGGCGTGCGCATCTTCAAGAATGGGCAAGGCTACAAGGTGCACGCACGACTCAAGTACCGGCTGCACGGCGGTTCTATCAAGTTTTGGTACGAGCTCGACCGCGTGGAGCGTGTGATTGAAGACGCATTCTCGGGCTATGTGCAGACTCTGCGCGAAAAGAGCGGCTACCAGGTGCTGCTGGGCACTCCGTAACGATTGCGGGGGGAAAGCAAATGCTGGGTTTGTGAAGGCGGTAAAGCCATTAAATCCACCGGCGCAGTGAGTACCCCCCACCAACACCATGAACATCGTAGACACCATCAAAACCCCGCGTCTCGGTGACGCAAACCGCCCATTTGGAAAGGCAGCAATGATCAAGCAACCACCCAAGCCGACCGACGCCAGCGCGCTCGAAGTCTGCGACGACCAGGTACCGGCTCACCGTGTCAGCTTCGGAAATAAGTATGAGTCAATCTTAAAAACTATGAAACTGGGCCAGTGCATCAAGTGCAAACCGGATGAAATCGGGCGCGTAGCCGGGGCCATGCGCAATTACGTCGCGGCCAAAAAAATCAACGCCACGGTACGCACCATCAAGGACTACGGCGACGGCAAGGGCCGTGTCTGGATGCTGGCTGTTGAAAAGAAACTGAGGGTGGCAGCGTAAGACTGGATACCCAAAAGACTAACTTTCCAAACTAAAACAATCATGGCAACTGCAACCCGTCCCTATATCGTGACCGATGCGTTCGCGAACACGACTCGCATCATCCAGGCAACCAGCCAGGCCCAAGCGCGTAACTTTGTCGCCCGTGACCGCTACACCGTCAAGGCGGCAAGCGCGAACGAGCTCATTGAAATCATGGCAACGGGCGTCAAACCCGAAGTTGCAAACGACGATAAGGCGGAGTGACTATGCCCGTAATCACATCAGGACTTATGCGCCTTGGTCGAGACGCCGAAGCGCGATACCTGCCAGACGGTCAGCCGATCGTTACCCTCTCGCTGGCATTCAACCACGGGAAGAAAGACGACAGCGGAAACCGTGCCACACAGTGGGTCGAGGGCAAATTCTGGGGGGATTACGCCACTAAGGCCGCGCCCAACATGCTTAAGGGGATGTTGCTGCATGTGGTCCTTGAAGACATGCACATGGAAGAGTTCAAGAGGCGCGACGGATCACCAGGATTCAAGCAGGTAGCACGTGTTCAGAGCTTTGACTATGCAACACCGCGCCAAGGCGACGGCCAGCGCGACCAGCCCCAGCAGGTAGCGCCTGCAGCCCGCCAGCCGGTTGCGGCGAAACCAGCGCCGCCGCCGCGCAGTGGGTTTGACGATATGTCGGACGACATTCCGTTCTAATTTCGAACCAACTATGAAAAGCACTCTACGTTGGCGCCACTACTGCGACCACTGCAAAAAATCTACTGGTACCAAGCCAGCGATGGTGAAGCATGAATTGCGATGCACGGCGAACCCTGACCGGAATTGCAATATGTGTGCAATGTCCGGTGAAATACAACTGCCAATGGCAGAACTACAGGCAGCACTTTCCAGGGGATTTAAAGCTCTGCAAGCTGCGTGCCACGACTGTCCTGCCTGCATCCTAGCAACCGAGCGCCAATTCTGGTTTGGTCGCGCCTGGGATGAAGGACGTGGGTGGGATCATCCAGCCAATACCGAACGCGGTGAATGGAACTTCAAAGATGCCTGCAAGGAATTCTGGAAGTCCTATAAAGAAGAACACCGCCCATGCCCCTTCTGAGATAACAACGCTACAAAATACATAGCTTCATACCCAATAAACACGGGAGCTATAGGCGATTTTTAATAACTTTCACTTTCATTATCAAACGCCATGGAAAACGAACAAAGAACCGAATACTCAGGTACCCCCGAAGAAGTCGGAGGGCAATTGCTGGCCGACGCCATTGGGCCGACAGTTCAAGCGATTGCAAACGGAAGCGCTACGCCCCAGCAACTGGCGCGCATGTTTGCCGGTATGGTTGCCGTGCTTGGCGGGATGATCGCTGACAACTTCGGTGATGACGCGGCGATTGACATGCTTCGCGGCACGGCGGATAAGCTGTTCATGAAGGAGACGGTTCAGTGA